ATTGTGATTGGACACCTCCAACTCGTCGAAATGCCGGACAAAACCGTGAAGCTCTTCCCACAAGGTCCGGGGCAGAAGCTTTCACCAAAAATCCCCTCATACTTTCCTTCTTTTGTGCTTTATTCTCAGAGCACCGATGGAAAACGCACAATCCACACCGCTTCCACACCGTTGATGGACCTTGCCACGCCGGCCCCGTTTCTGATTGATAAATCCTATCCCGCAGAAACCGGCCTCGCGGCGATCTTCGCGGCGTTGAAAGAGAACCGTTCCGCAACAAAGGAGGAATCAAAGGTAGTACAAGCAACGCCGAAACTCTTACGGAGGACGTGATGACAGAAACGACAACTCTTTCTATAAAAAATCTCAGCATCGCTGTTGAAGCGCTGTCGAGAGTTCAAGCAGCGGAAGACCTGTTTGACAGGTTGAAAAAGCTACTTAAGGAGCAAATCTCAAAGATGGAACGTATCAGAGACTTTCAGGCCCCACTACCTCCTCCCTACACCGATAACGATATCCCTTTCTAAGGAATTTGGTGATGGACGACGAGATACTTAACTGCTTAATTGACCGCATCATCGAACTCGCTAAGGAAATCGACCGATGTAAACAGGAAATGACGCGGGATCGTAACGCCTATCTCACTGATCTTAATTCCGTGCGCCAGGAACTAAAAGACGCCCACAACCGCATTAAATTACTAACGAAAGCGAATATAATACAAGAACCAGCCACAATAATCGAACGATAAGGAACCCCACCCATGACCAACAGAATCACCTCCATACTCGACCGTTCCCCCGCCTCCATCAAGCGCCCGAAGCCACTCCCGCCCGGCACCTATCTAACCGTCGTCCGCGGCCTCCCGCGTTACGATAAGTCCTCGAAGAAGCAAACCGAGTTCGTTGAGTTCACTCTCGTGATCCAGAAACCCGCCGATGACGTCAACCCCGAAGATCTCGCGGCGATGGGTGGCTGTATCGGGAAGGAAATCAAAGCGACATACTACCTGACCGATGACGCCGTGTACCGTCTTAAGGACTTCCTCGAGCATTGCGACTTCGATGTTGATTCCGATGAAGCCACGCTCCGCGAAATGTCCGAACAGGCCGCGGGATCGCAGGTCTGGGCTACGATTCGGCACGAATCTTCACAGGATGGTAAACAGATATTTGCCCGACTCCGGGATACGGCGAGGGTAGAGTGATGGGTTTCTCACCAGGAGAGTTTACCGCGGGGCATATATGGGTTCGTGTGATTAGACTAGCCGTACTGGCCTGGGGCGAGCCCGCTTACGAAACCAACGTCGTACATTGGGAGGCGAAGGACAGTAAAATTGTTCTGTGGTATCCCAAGGAGGAAGGTATAATCTTATCGTTAACCTTTGAGCAAGCACGAGTGGCATATAGACAACTCGGAACGGCCTTGTACTCAGTAGGAGAGGACTAATCAACATGGCGCACCTGTACATATCCCAGGCGCGCTATTTTTTCTGGCGGAAGGTTGAGCTTTGGGCTGCAACGCGTCGGTTCCAGGCTCAGCTTTCGGTTTTAGAGGCTGAGGATGTACTACGACATAGTAGATAAGGATAATCGCCGATGATTCCCCCAATCATCCTCCTAGGCGAAGCCTGGGGGGTTAACGAACAAGCAACCCGCGCCCCATTCTCCGGCCCGGCAGGAATCGAACTCTTTAACCTTCTTTCCGAGGCCGGCGTAATAACCCCGACCTCAACCGACTCCGATTACATCCGTAACTACTACAACCATGGCGACCCTCACCAACTCGACATGGTATGGCGACTTCACCCCGAAGTTGCCAGGCTCAACGTCTTCAATCTTCATCCACCTGGTAACAACATGGAGGCCCTTTGTGGACCACGAGAACATAGGCTCCCCGGTTATCCCGCATTGCTTAAAGGAAAATTCATCCACGCCGAATTCGCCCCACACCTCGAAGCCTTGGCCGAAGGGATCAATTCTCTCAATCCTAACCTTATTATCGCTCTCGGCAACACTCCTCTTTGGGCTCTGTGCGGCCTCACAACAATTTCGAAATTTCGTGGTAGCACTCGTGTCTCTACACATACCGTAGCGGATTACAAGGTTCTACCAACCTATCACCCGAGCTACATCCTCCGAGGGGGTTACTCTGATCGGGCGATCGTGATCATCGACTTAATGAAGGCGAAGAAGGAGAGCGAATATGCCGATATCAGACGCCCCGAACGAGAGATTTGGATCGAGCCCGGAAATGGAGATATACGCAGATTCATTGAGAATCACATTAGAAACTGCCAACTACTATCTGTCGATATTGAGACGTCAGGCACACGTATTACATGCATTGGATTCGCACCATCCAGAAACCTTGGGATTGTTATACCTTTCGATGACAAAAGAGCAGCAGGAGGAAACTACCACGCTACTATTGTTAACGAGCGTGAGTGTTGGAGGCTTATACGAGAAGTTCTCGAAGATGGAAGCATTAAGAAGCTTTTCCAAAACGGACTCTACGACATTGCCTTCCTCTGGCGATCAATGAAGATCAAAGTCTACGGTGCGGTTGAGGACACGATGCTTCTCCACCACGCCCTGCAACCGGAATCCCTCAAAGGACTCGAGTTCCTTGGGAGCCTCTACACCGACGAAGGATCGTGGAAGTCGGATCATCGAAAGTCAAAGACGATTAAGAGGGATAGTTGAAATGAAAATCGATATTCAAATAAACGAATTCAGTCCCAGCGATCCTGTACGTGTTGGGAATGTCTACCCTATTAAGGGAGGAAGAGGAATACGCGAAAAACATATGCAGATACTTATTGCTATGTCAGAAGCACGTGAGTATCATGGCATACACTGTCTGATGCTTGTTGTTACTAAGGAGGGGAAACCTATAGGAGTAAATGATTATGCGCTACACTATGTCGAAGAGCTTCAGCCGATTGCTTTTGTGGATGGATTAGAGGACATGACGCTAGTAATGCGATCACTATGAAAATCATCCGCACCCATGAAACCAGCCCCACTTCCCTTTCCGAATGGGAACGGGACCAAGTCTACAACGGCCTCGACTGTTGCGTCACCCGTGAAGTCTTCGACGTAATCCATCCCGGCCTCGATAACCATACCGCCGCGACTTACGCATTCTCCAAAGACCTACAAGGGCCGGCCTTAGAGATGCGACTTCGCGGGGTTCTCGTCGATACCGCCCGCCGCGCTGAGGTCATCGACGAGATGCACGACCGCCTTGATAAACTTGAGCGGAACCTTGATCTGATCGTACTTGATGGCGTCGGTGCGGTTAAGTTCAATTGGCGAAGTAACGAAGACTTGAAGGAGATTTTCTATGGCAAACTTGGTATCCCGGAAATCAAAAGCAAGGGCCGCGTTAGTGTCGATGTCAATGCTCTTGGTAAGCTTGAGCAGTACCTTATCGCAAGGCCGATCGTTTACCATATCACCGCGATGCGAGAATTGGGAAAGCGTATTGGTGTGCTTCGAACCCCATTGGACACAGACGGGAGGATGCGAACTAGCTATAACATCGCTGGCACCAATACCGGACGCTTTTCGTCCTCTGGTTCCGAATTTGGAACCGGAGGAAATCTACAAAACGTGGAAGAATCTCTGCGATCCATCTTCATCCCCGACCCAGGAATGAAGTTTGCGAAGTTTGATGCGAAGTCAGGCGAGTCATTCGTTGTTGGTGCAATAGAATGGAATCTGTTCAATGACCCAACCTACCTCGAAGCCTGTGAGTCTGGGGACCCTCATACAGCTGTTGCTCGTATCTGCTGGCCTGGATTGGGATGGACAGGAAACCTCCGTCTTGATAAAGAAATCGCAGAAAGACCATATTACCGACATTACTCTTACCGCTTCATGTGCAAAAAGCTCGGTCACGGTTCAAATTACGGCGGACAGCCTTTTACCCTTGCTCAACAATCCCACCTCCCCATCGGAGTTGTCCAACAATTCCAACCAAAATACTTCGACGCCTTCCCAGCCCATCGACGTTGGCAGGATTGGGTCGCTGATCAACTCCTTAGATATGGATATCTCGTCAATCTCACAGGCCGTAAACGCTGGTTCATGGGGCGGCGTAATGACGCAGCTACGCTGCGTGAAGCAATCGCTTATGATCCTCAGGGGTCTCTTGCCGACATCGTAAATCGTGCTATGCTCCGCATTTGGCATGCACGCGATGCAGCCCTCATGATGCATGACCACGATGCCCTAACAATCCAATACCCGGAGGAACGCGAAGATGAAATCATTCCCAAGATCATGGCGATTCTTACAGAGACTATCGAACTGGATCGCGGACGAACTTTACGAATATCATACGACTGTAAAGTCGGTTGGAACAAAGGAGACTACGACAAAGATCATCCTGAACGCAACCCCCAAGGGCTAAAAGATTATGTCCCCAACGATAAACGGAAGCGGGAAGCGCGTCCTCACCTCTTGGATCGACCGCTACATCGAGTTAACTAGCAACCTCGAATCTCCCGTGATCTTTCGGCGTTGGGCTGCAATCTCTACCATCGGGGCGACTCTCGAACAAAAAGTCTGGATCGTAACCTCATCCCCGATGTATCCCAACCTATTCGTTTTCCTCGTCGCCCCGCCAGGAGGGGGTAAGTCGCGAACGATTAACTTCTCAACCGCTCTTATCTTATCCCTGCCTAATCCCTACATTGCCCCGACCTCGATTAACGCCGCATCGATTATCGACCACCTAAAAGAATGCAAACGTTCCATCGCTTTGCTGCCAGGGCCGGGCTTCGAATACAACGCAATGGCGATTATGGTCGGAGAGTTCGGAACGTTCATGTCCCAATACGATGACGATCTCATGGCGATCCTGACCGACATGTTCAACGTTACGTCGTATAGCCAACGTCGTCGAGGCGGGGCACTTCACATCACCATAGACCGCCCATCACTTTCCCTTTTAATCGGCACCACCCCAGCGAACCTAATGAAGTTCATGCCCGAAGCCGCCTGGGGTCAGGGCTTCGCCTCTCGTATAATCTTTGTTTATTCTGAGGACAAAACAATCGTGGATGATTTCGCGGGGGAGACCGAAGCCGCCGCTCCCGCAGACCTAATCCATGATCTTAAGATCATCAACATGTTGACTGGGAAGTTCACAGTCACACCAGCTTATCGAGACCTCGTGAACAACTGGCGGCTAGTTGGGGAAACCCTTCCCTCTGCACCGAAGCCTTCCCACCCGCGCTTCCATCACTATAACGCCCGACGGAAAGAACAACTCTACCGCCTATCGATGATCTCCGCGGTGAACCGAAGCAACACACTACTTTTAACCCTCGAAGATTTCAACACCGCTCTCGGCTGGTTAGCCGAAGCTGAGTTCTTCATGCCCGCGATCTTCCAAGACGCTTCGGATCGATCCGACTCCGCTGCGATGGACGATGTTACTCACTTCGTTTTGTCCCGACGGTCGGTGAATGAACAAACCTTAATCAACTACGTTCGCCAGAAAGTCCCCGCTTATGCTGTTTTCCGCGTGATTGATTTACTAGAACGATCCGGGGCGATTGCGGTCGTTAGTATCGATAAGCGTACCGGCATTCGGACTTTCAGTGCGGGGGCATCAGACCTTCCGTAACCACGATCCACCATCAGGTATGACCCTATGATGCCCTATTGCGCCGTCCTACACTTCCGAATCTGGCCGCCGATGGCCCGGCTCCGCATTAGACCCAATCCCGACCCCAGGGTCTTTTGTAGCGACTGTGGGACAAACACATGTGTCGCGGGCGGCGACTATTACATGGTCGCGAACGATCTTTGGGAGGAGTTCGGGAATGGAGATGGTATGCTGTGCCTCACCTGTTTGAGTGCACGCGTTGGCCGGCCGCTCGCTATTTACGATTTCACGGCGGCTCCGGTGAACAATCTGATCCGGTTCGGGTTTGCTCTTCGTGGGGGATCAGTCCTACCGTAAGTCGCTGTTGTGAACTTGAGGATTGGCGCGCTCGGCGGCGATCCCGGCTGCGGTTCCCTCAGCTAGAGACTGGCCTTTTTCCGCTACAATCAACTGATGCAACTTACCATTGATATTGATCTCGACGCGCTCAAGATGCTCAGAGTTCTTTCGGGCAGTACGGCCGTTGAAATAGGTTCCAATAGCAGTCACAACGATCCCTAAGAAATTCAAACTAGCGATCACGAGCGCGGCCTCGCCAACAGACAGTCTGTCAAGCATAGAAAACATTGTGTGATTTCTTTCGCTTTATGGGGAAGCGCGCCCCAATTCCTCAGGGCGCGGTCCTTATTAAGTCGACGCGGCGATATGCGCCGTCACAGCTGCGGTCGTGGCCGGAGTCGCAGTGACCGGTGCCCCGCTGAAAAAGTCCTTCACCGCAGCTGCGGCAACGGCTTCACCAGCCTCGATATCGATCGGGATATTGAGGCCTCCAGCGCCAGCCGCCGCTCCGATCTGGGCGAAAGGCAAGTCCTGAAGAAATTGGAGAAAGTTTCCGAGAGTGAGGTTCATTTGCGTATTTCCTTTTCGTGGCCGCTCCCGCGCTAACCACTGGTGATAATACCCGGTGCGGGAACCGGAAGGTTATTTTGGCACCTCACTATGTACCCAATCGCTGAATGATTTGGTATGTCCTTTAGTCTGGCCGTATCGTAATCCAACTGTTTCTTGCCACGGCCCAGCTGGGTGTTCCTCCCCATGTTCTTCATCCCAAAGAAACTTTCCTGCATTACCTAAGGTTTGGTTGCCTACTCCAGTCAACAACCCCATCAACCCAGTAAAATGCTTGATAAAATTTCCAGCGGTATGGGGCGTAAACGCTCTATGTGAAGCGATATCGCGAATGGGATCAGAGATTTCTTTCATTGTAGCCGACAATAACCCACCTTCTGGGTCACGCCCATTCAAGAGGGCATAAAGTAAATCCTTTACCGGGATGAAGCCACTACCAATCGCACCAGCAATGAGATTCATTCCTGTTTTAGTATAAGATTCTTTCTTATTCCCTGTACTAGAAAATAACATGTCAATCGTGGACGGTAAAATAGATGCGGTGAAGAATAATCCAGCGGCTATCTTAGCATTCCTCATTGACGAATCGGTAAGACCGCCTTTATAATTAGAGTACGCATCCTTAATGCGCCAAGCGGTTTCATATTGTTTCTGAAAATTCTCACTGAAGAAATTATAAAACAGAGTCCACCAACTAGCGAGACCGCTCGATCGTGCGATACCGGATTTATTCACAAATACCGATGACCCATGCGTTTGCCTAACGAATCGATCCGCAAGAGACACAGCATCACCCTCCGACGCACCTTCGGCAACGGCCTTTTTATATGTCGCAAGCCACGCGGGGACAGATGACATCATATCAAAGAAGCCAATTGGATAACTACCAAGCCATTGCGATACGCTACGAATATTATTCATTATTGACAAAGTGTTACTCCGATAATTTCCTACCGATATTTGTTGACGAGTTGCTATGTCCTGGAAGTTCTTGAACCTGCGAGCGAGTTCATCACTCCTTCTCATTGCCATAGCCCAGTTTCGTTCCCCTGAACCATCCTTCATTTGTAGCGTAGCAAGCTCCCGGCTAAACGCTATCGGCATACTTAAAAAGGATTTAGCCGCTGCCGTCAATCCATGCTTGGCAATTGTTCCGGGGTTAGCGCCGATTAATGTCGAAGCCATATTACTTCGAAAATAGTCCGAGACTCGCGATGCCCAGGCTTCATAAGAACTGTCATAGTTTTGTCTATTTGCTATATACGAAGCCCAATCCTTCAACTCATTATATGGATGTTCGCCGTAATGATGCTGCACCGCACTGGCAAATTCCTTATCGAATACGATCTTACTGATCTGATTGATCGCCGGGCGCATTGCAATATCATGGATCATCTGTGATATACGCGTAGGTATAATCTCTAGACCGAGAGGGATTTGGTAGACCGCATCGGTTCGCGCTTTGGCGTACCCCGGTGTCTGTGGGGCGTCTGATCTGAGATAGCCCTTTTGTAACAACGCCTCTTTATCTCGTCGAATTCCGTATTGATTATCAAGAGAGTCTTCGTGTAAAGGATGATACCAACCATCCACTTCCCCGTGTGGTGTCTGCACTTTCCCCACATCGATTCTATCAATTCCGCGGTTATTATTTTCGTGACGAGACATGACATCAGCATGGTCCAGGAGCTCATCAAAAATCTTCCCGAACTTTTGTGCCCGAGTAACTGCGGCTTTAGCTCCACCTGGCTCTTTCTCTAATTGATCCCATAGCCACTTCATACCGACAGCTTCGTTGATTCGATACCCTTCAAATAACTTGGCTCGATTTCCGACGTTGCCGACATTCTGTAGGATTGACATTAAATGGCCACGATTGAGATCGTAAAGATTTCCTGTTTTATCTTTCCAAAGGTTATTTTCTATCTTCTTTCCAAGGTGCCCTATATCGCTCATAGCGTCACTAAATTTACCGTTGTATTCTTTCGCTAGCCTATCGATATAGTTCGCTCCTTCTATAGCTGGCCGAAAGATTGTTTGGTTAAAGTTACCAAACCAATCACCTTTATCGATCCGATTCGTGAACGATTCCGTATTGATATGGCGCCAAAAGGTTGCAGTGACGAATTGTCCCACAGTCTGCCGTTCGGCCGGATTTGGGTTGTACTTCTTTGGTGGACCCAAGTCAGCAAGCTGTTTCTTCATATCATTAATAAGCTCTTGCCGATCTACTCGCTCACCGCCTTTCCAGATTGTCATCTCATTACGCGCGTTCGTATCAAGATCGCGCATGAAGTCAGTTAGGTTAATAAACTCAGTCCCGGTAAGTTGATTAATGCTACGATTGAACCCTGAGTCTTGCAGAAAATCAGGCGGAAACAGACTACGTCCCTGCCGGCCCTTACTAAACACGAAATCATTAATCGTAGCATATCCGTTTTTCAGCATTGAACGTTCAGCGTTCGTTAGGCTTCGCTTCGTGCGTTCGCCAATATTATTTAATAACGTGTGCATTACGTCTACATATTCCGGATCGCGCCCCTTTAGCTTTGGTGCGTCCGCGAGGCGGTTATAGAGTTTTTGTATCTTCTTAAATTGCTCTCCGGCCTTCTCAACTTTCATCGCCTCCCTGGCCATAGCGATGTTGAAATAATGTTGCTGACGTAAGCGAAATGCTTCACCTGGATCATTCTTAAGTAACGCTTCCTCGACTCCGCGCATGGCCCGCCCAGCGGTAGCCAACAACTTATCAGAAGAGATTCGGGGATATAGCATATCCCCGACCATTTTCTTCGCAGCCGCTTGCACATCTTGTCGAGTAAAAGGGAGCTTTGGGTCACCAGGGCGAATTTGTGATAGTGCCTCTTCAAGTTGTGCGTGTAGGATGTCTAACTGCGTAATTGAAAGAATCTGATCCTTTGCGGCTTCGATAATATTTTGATCCAACTTACCGTACCGCGCCTGCATTCGAGATTCAGTTTCGGCATCAATAATGCCTCTCATATGCTCCTTCGGCGCCATTGTTCCGCGCTCAGCCGCAACACTTTGGAGGTCACGGATCATCGCGTCGCCAGAGTCGTAACCGAATATTTTACCAACGGCATCCGGGTCCTCTCCCCCACGCGTAATGTATTCCTTCGGCAAACCTTCCCGCTGAGAATCTGTCAGCGAATCGGCATCGAGCTTAAGTTTGCCTTCCCGCAAAGCTTTATCAGCCATATAACGAGGTTGTTGCGCTACTTCAGTCGCTACTTCTTCTCGAACCTCGGCTTTATTCTTATTCCACTCCGGGGTTTGGCGCTTACGCTCATCGGCAACGGCACGGCGTAAGGTCGCTTCATCGTACTCAGATTTTTGCTTTTCTATTAAAGTCATGTAACGTCTATGTAGGACTTCCTTAAGATCGATCGCCTTTCCGCTAGCGAGCGGTGAAGTTAATGGCTGTTCTACTCGAGGTTCCCTTGGAGTAGGCGGCTCAATTGGGGTCTTAATCGGCTCCCCAATTCGTCTGCCTGCCTCCTCAATCAAATCCCCGTGCCAATTCTTTTTCATAAAGGCATCGACTTCTTTAGTCAAGTCGATGTACCCGGTAACACGTTCATAAATCATCCGCCATGCATTAGCGATGCCTTTGAAAAACTTCTCAACAATGCCTTGAGGTTCAATCTTTTGTGTAATAAATCGCGACACCTGTTCCGCAAACCATTCGGAAAAGAGGTTATTATACGGCGTAACAGTACGCTCTTTTCCTGCCATGTCAATAGTAGAAACTGGCCGATCCTGCTCCCATGTACGTTTTTCACGTCCACGCAGGGAGTCTTTCCAAGCTTGTTGTATTGCTTGCTTCACATCGTCTGTTTCATGGTCAAGTTTTTGATATTCCATCTGATGGCCAAATTCATGAATGGCGACGTTTACCGCTGCATTTTTACCTAGATCAGAACGTATAACAATATCGCCTGTGTGCCAACTTGCTCCAAGAGTCCTTGCTCCCGGAATATTTTCACCTGCCCAAAGAATTGGCTTTGTTTGTAGTCCTAATTTAGTTGCCAGCTCTTGTACAGTTGCATCTACATGATCGAACCAATCTGGCAGTGGCCCAGTTCCTACTTCACGATTGCGTGCATTACTAAAGAGCTTCTCAAAACCCACTAGAGGAGTTGGGGTACGGGCTTCTTCTGGGCCCGACAGTCCCGAAGCCTCGCGTAAGGAATTGACTGCGTCGGTGTGGGGATCGCCGGTTGGTTCGTTAACAACAGAGGGCTTCGGAACCTCTTCCCCCTTCGTGATCCCTTCCGGCCGAACCCGAATCCTATCCTCAATTGCTTTGAATACCTCCGGGTCCATATGCGCAAGTAAGTCCGCTGTCGGTACCTGCACATCGGACCCGGTTGCCTTCGCGAGTTCTAGTTGCGAAGCCATGTCCGAAACGAAGCCGAGAAGGTTATCCCCAGGTTCAGGGATTTTATCACCGTAAAGCTTAGTCGCCGCCTCAGCCGAGACTCCAACCGTGTCCTCACCGAAATGTTGTTCCGCAAACTTTTGGAAATACTCCGGGGACCGTGCCAGAGTTGCGGATTTCTGTGAAGTCTTCATCGCCTCTTGAAGGGCTTTGAGGTCCGCGTCGGATTCGGCTTTATTCAGTTCATCGACTTTCGGGTCGACCCCAACCGGAACCGACTTACCAGATTTGATGAACGGCTTTGCTTTCTGGGCGGCACGGGCGATATCATTTAGCTCCGGGGGAATATGCGGCTTTCCCATCTCCCCAGCCATCGCGACTTGGGCCATTGAGATAAGATCGCGGGTTAGATCGCCAGCGGTACCTGGGTGCCCCGTTATCTGTTGATACGCAGCTTGCCCACCAAACTTCTCATAAGCAGTACCGATTCCACCCGCTACAGCGTCAATCACGCCGCTGAAGGCTTGATTGGTAACGGTTAATCCAAATGCGGCTGGGCCAAGAAGAGTATTAACAAAGCCACGCCATACCGGAGAATCAACTAAGTTATATAGTTGATTCGCTTGTTCTTTTTGTCCTTGCCAATCGAAGCCCTCGGAGAAGCCTTTTGAAATCGATTGTTGAACATCATAAGCCCCTGCTACTCCCCGTGCTAGACTCTGAAAAATTCCCGGCTTCGCCACCTTCCCCATCGCCTCACTCGCGGCGTCGAGGTTGGCATAGTCATCAGAAGAGACCTTCGCGGCCATCGGGTCGGAGAGGAGGTACCTACTGATCTGCGGATTATTCGCGGTGATATCCGCCGCGGCTTTGCTTTTAATTCTATCCTCAAACCCTTCTACGTCGTTGTGTACCAACGGCGCTGGGACCCCGGTAAGTTTACCGAGTTGTACCGCCCGAGCCGCCTCATCGGGGTTACCGCCAGTCGAAGCCGCTGCGAGTCCTTGGGGATTCCCAAAGACATCTTGGACTGATAACGGTTGAAGGTCACTCACTGTTTCGTTCCACTACCAAGGGCCTTATTAAATAGATCGCGACGATACCACCTCTGAATTTCCTCATCGGTAGGGTCGCGGCCGAGGACTTGCTTAATCGCAGGGCGATTCTTCTCCGCGTATCCATCCGGAAGGTCCTCCACTTGGAATATCTTCTGATGATTCTGCCAATGATCTCCGAAGAGCGCGCCAGGCGTTGCGTGATCTTGCAATAACGTTGTTGCGATTTTCACTCCATCCGCGGCAGATAAGACCTTACCAGAGACCTGATACTCGTGAACAATTTGTCCAAGGGCTCCCTTAAACTTATTATAATCATCCGGGGTATCTTTACGAGATACCCCCGCACTCGACAACATACTACTTACTGATGGATTTCTCATTAATGATTCTAGGTTCGGATCATCCAGAGGTTTGTTAGTCTTAATAACTTGACTCTGTAATTCCACTGCGCGTTTACGATCACTTGCGGTGAGATCAATGTTACCAAGGTCGAGTTCACGAAACGCCGAAGTATCTTCGGAATGCGCCTGCCCGTAAATCTTCTGGAAGTTCGCAGTTCGTGCATCTGTTGGGACGTTACTCTCCTTCGTAGCCTGAGTGATCTCCATCTGCAATTTCAACAACGCGGTTCCGTTTGGTTTGTCCTTTGGCCCAGAGAGCGTATCAATCGCGGCCGCAACCTTCGAATCACTTGCGCGGAGGGCTTCGATGCTCAACGCGGTCTTGCCAGACTCGATACCTTGTTGTAGAGCAGTTCGAACCGTATTCCAAGCGTCGTTCTGTGTGTTCTTCACGATCTCTTGATTATGAGCGTAATCTGACTCGATTTGGTTCCGGACGTAATCACCAATCAGTGGCTTATCCGGATAAGCTTCTTGGGCTTGCTTAATTCCTGCTGCTACTTGATCGCCGAGATTGGCATCCGGCATAGAGGCGGAGATACGTGACGCGACAGTCTTCGCTCCGACGGTGTAGGTTTTATTCGTAATCATCTCATCAGCGCGAGATAGGTCCTGGCCTATCATCTGTCCTTTTGTCTTATATCCTTGATAAGCCTGTTCCGCCTCGGCAACTTTACCGTCTCGAAGGAGTGCTTGGATTTGATCGAGATAGACCCCGCTCCTAGCCGCCGCCACATTTACCGCGATGGCGTCGGGGCTTGACCCATTAATCGAACCATGAAATCTCTGTGCCTGTTCGTTTTGGGATGCGGCCGCATCGACTTGACGTTGATTAGTTGGTTGAACCGTCGCGAGGTTCTTAGCTGCCGATGCTTGGGCGTTCGATGCCTCCAACGAATACTGTCGTACCTGTTCACCCGAGTGTTGTGCAGCATTGAAGAATGTCCGTCCCATTGTCGAAAGGGATTCGTGATTGAAGTATTGCTGCGCCATCGGATTAGTCAAGGTCGATCCGACATCTTTACGAAGTTGTGAGACCTCTTGGCCATACTTAGCCAATGCATCGGGACCGGCATTTTCGCCGTATTGGGAAGTAAACTGCGCGTGCTTCACCGCAAGCTTTTGCATAAAGTCGGACGTGGCTTGATCCGCAACGCTTTGGTTGTGGAGTTCCTGCATCGCATTCGCGCGAGCAAATAATTCATTTCCAACCTGATCGCTGGTGGTTCCGAGAGTACTCAGCGCATGTCCGATATCCCCACCAAACGCCGCCAACGGAGTATCGACGTGGATATTTGGCGTCGGCTCAAACCGCGACGTAACATCAGGAATTGGTGTGTATGGGACCTGTGCCATTAGAAGCCTGATCCGCCGCTAAGGGGATTGGAGTTAAACAACCCCGATTGCTGTCCCTGCAACCACTTACTCGACACGCTCCCGGCGGTGCCTAAGACCGAGCTCGCAATGCCAATATCCCCGGCGGTTGTTGCGTTGGTACTAGCGGCTTTGTAAGCGCTAGCTTGCTCCCCCGCCTGTGTAGCCCCGATATCGTAGTCGTAGGCGGTTTTGGCAGCGTTGGAATGGATAGCGGTCTGTTCGGTATCCCCGACGAGTTGTTGACCTTTCCTAACATCGACGTTGGTCCCTGTGTTGACATTAAAACCGCTCGCGGCCTGCGCTGTGGTGATTTGGCCCATACGATACCGGGTGGCCATCCCAGACTGCGCGGCTTGGTTTTCCCCAGTTTGTAGAGAATACTCGGCGTTTTGTTTATCGATCAACTGATTCTGTTGAGCAATCCCTGCTTGGTAGTTGTACATCGCCGACTGCGAAGCCGCGGATGTTCCCGCGCCCACCGCAGAGGCAACACCGCCAGCGATCGTGGCGCCTATACCAATTGCTGCTGGGAGGGCCATGACTAGGCCTTAATCGTGAAGGTTAGATATTTGCCATCTTGCCCGACGATCGTCGCCCCGAGCCATTGGAGCCAATGGGTCTCTTTTTCACAAAGGCCGACGAGAATCGGGTACTCTCCGAGCATCTTCGCGACCGCGATCTTTGACAGCTTCACGAAAGACTTTCGGCACTTAAGCACCTTTGGTGTGGTCCAAGACCAGATATAAGCGCTGTCGGATAGGAGACTAGCGGGAACGACACCCCATACGACGACAAGATCGCCGTTGAAGAACCCAGCCCAAATCTTCCCTGCCCCAAGGAACATTGGATCGAGCGCGTTGAGGATCGGATCAGTCGCGGCGATTTCTCGAACTTCCGCTGTCATCTGGTATCTCCTACGGCTAGCTGTGGCACCACTCCCGTAATCGTCGCGGGGTACGGCAACGATTGTTGAATACAAAACTGCCCTGCGGTCTGCCAAAGTGGATCGAGGAAAGTTCGGGCATCGCCGGTGACGAGTCCGGTTACGACCTCGTTTGTCATCGATCCAACGCTGCCAAGGATAAGGTCGTGCATAGGAACAAGATTATCAAAGCTGGTCCCGATTTCGAGCCCGAGGGTGTCGACCACACGGATGGTCGACGCTGGAATTTTCTTCATCTTTGCTTGAATCGTCGGTTCGCCGGTATCTATCGAGAGGGTTTGGAGTAAGGCGTTAAAGCCGAGACCGACCGTAACGGTAGTGTATCCAGTCGCTCCTGCCGGGGCCGGTAGGTTAAACTCGCCGTTAATTGGCATGGTGAATGGGGAAATAACCGATACGTTTCCGAGATTGTCGGTGGCCAACCCTGTGACGGTACAAGCGGCCAAATGGGAAGCTCCTTCGAAGGCAAGAGTCGCGGTTCCGGAATACTGGATGCCGGCATCGACACACCACGCATCGGAACCGGTCACGCTAAAACTTCGCTCGACGAATCGTTCGATATATTGCAAGGACTGCCCATTAATTTCCCTCTGCACAACAACGTAGACCGCATCGACTACGCCAGAAGGAACGGTCTCCACAACCGTCGCAACAGATTTGAAGTAACCAAGGGTATTGTGATGTGCCCACGCGATGAACTCTTGCTCCTTCGCAAAGGTCAACGATAGCATTGTTCCATCGTTTCGAACCAGCCACACAATCTTGAACGGCGCTTGCGCCCAAGCCCATTCGGTTAGTTCGTAGCCGAAAAATAGGTGTGACGCGATAACGGAGGTGTCGCTACCGGTAAAAACCTGCGCGTAGTAATTATAAGTGGCATTGCGTACAACTGGCCCTTTTCCATCCACATAGAGTACATCATAGTTATTGAGTATAGGAGGCATGTCATTCGCCCCGTTGTTGCTTTGCCTATTTGCAACAATAGACGACGGGGAGATCGCTGTTCCAAGACCACCTCCGTTGACAAGCCATAAGGCTTTGTCGGTGAATACAATAAGCCCTGGAGCGGTCGAGAGAAGGGACTTAATCGTCTCGAGTTGCCCCGAAGCGAGCGTGACCGAAATCGCATCGTCCGCCTGGATTGGATTGGAGATATCGAAGTTATACGGCGCACCAGGCTGGGAGAAGTTTAACTCCCCAGGGGAATTATTCGGGGCAGCAAGGATAAGGCGCTGTTGATGGAAACCCGGAACTCCTGGCGGGTTTGTGCCAACCATGGAAATATATGCTGTGGCGGCTGCGCTACCAGAACTAAACACTACCGTAGGCGCTGCTGTATAACCTGCCCCGTCGATTATCACCGCGACATTGGTCACGCCCCATACGGCGTTGAAGGAGAACCCTGTACCGTGACCAGAGGTTGTGAGTTGTGTAATAGGATTCGTGGGGGTCGATCCTGCACCAAGGTTACCGGAGTTGGTTAGTATAATCGTATTCACCGTGCCAAGTCCGGTCACGCCTGAGACAGTAAAGACCGCACCATTTGGAAGGGTTATAGTATCGCCGATATTGTAATCGCCCCCGCCTGATGCTAAGGTTCCGCCGGGAACGATCCCGAGACTCGGAGCGATCGCCCCTGAGATAACGGCCGATCCCGACAAGGTCGCGGTTGGGACGGTTGTGTAGGCCCCTGGGGCGGTGACTGTTATTGACGTAAGCGAGCCACCGACAAACGGGTCCTGCGCAATCGGTGGGGTTTGGGAATAATCGGGATCGAGATTGCTATCAATCAGCGACGTCCCAGCAGTATTCCCGATAAAGCCGTAGGGAATCCCGACTGGTAAGGTACCGAAGTACGAGACATCGGATTTATACCAGTTAAACGAAGCGGCACCGGGAGTGGCGTTACAGGTTAACGAGTTCGATCCGGCCACGGTCCGGAGATCTTGATATGCGGACAGAGATACTGGTGCAGATGCACCACTTTCCTCGCCATCAGCGGATACAGAGGTGACTTGATAGGAATAGTAAACCGTTCCGGCAGATAGCGTCGTCGTGACTGTGAGTCCACTTGGAGACTGCGCAGAGGTGCCGTAGGTTATTGGAAGGAGAGTCCAGACATCCGCGGATACGAGGGTTAAGACCTGTGCCGGGTAGTTAGAGTGGGTCAGAATCAACGCGTTGACGTTTTGGGTGTACTTAAGTAACGCAAGGTCCCCGGCTGCGTAAGGTGTCCCGATAATGTAGACCCGAGCCGCAGTCCCGCCGGAGGTATAGGTCCCGAACGCGGTGGAATCGACAGGATTTCCGAACAGGTCCGCGAGGGTTATTGTTGATCCGGTTGCGGAGGTGACTTGGTAGTAGTTGCCGTTAAGCTGCGTCATCCCACCAACACCTTGGATAAAAATCCAATCGCCGAGGTGGTAGGAGTTGGTTGCGGATAGTACACAAGGGTTCGCGCGCGTTGCGCCGGTGATGTTAATCGGGGACTGTAGAACTGGCGCGCCGTTGTTGAAGAAACGGATATAGCCTTGACCAAACTCGAGGATATAGGATACCGCAAAGGAGGCTTGGAAGGGGATCAGACGAATTGGGTAACCGGACTGGTAGCCTTGGAGAACGTATCGGGTCCCCATCCGTGTCGAAGCCCCGCCTCGGTAGTCTACAAAGAAATTCTCGAGTAACGCCGCGCCGGAGTGGTACTTCTCGATATCGACACGGCTATACAGTTGAGGAGCCCATTCCCCAGAGTTAAAGGATTTCTGCATTACGGGCTGGGCCACGACTTAGCTGTCCTTAGTGAATTTATTAATCCATTCCTGCTTAATGATTTCAAGTCTTCCAATCATAGTAGTCGTCCAATCCTTCCCCTTGAAATCCCACATCCACTCACCACTCGGTTCTCCTGCTATAATTACAATATTACGAATTCTACCCTCCCTTGCGTAGGCTAGATATTTCTCTAAGATAGCTATCGCCTCTTCCTGCTCTGAGGGCTGCGCTTGAATTCTCTTCGCGAGTTCTAATAAGGCTGCCAAGACGATCCCCAATCGAAGCCGGAGCTTCCTGTCCAATAATCGGAATAGATCACCCCACGAATTCGGATGAAGTCTGGGGTAACGTCGTTGATAGTGAGACTTTCATTTGCATCAACCGCGCGTGCCTCGGCGATTACCGAGTTCGCGAGTTGAATTTTCGAGTTCGCGAGTTGTTTATCTCCAGTTAGCCCCATCGTCATAACCGCGCCGACGATATTATACAACGCCTTTTGGAACAGTTGATCCATCCCATTAGGGTCGGTGATCTGTCGGCAATAGGCGAGAGTGGCATATTCTTGATTAGTTAGGACCACCCGCTGATTTCCCCGCGGACCGAAGGTAAGATTGAAGGTTGCACCTGTGCCTGCCCCGGTGGTTGATCCTTGAGCCTGAGGCGTAGTCTGTGGGGTGAAGTAAGCCCCCCCAGTGGTTCCGTTGATGATCGAAGGGACGACTGAGACTCCAATAACTGCCCCACTGGAAGAGACCGAAGTAACTTCAAGCTGTGCCGGCGCACCGATTGGAGGATTCGCGACTGGCCCGATGGCGAGGGTGATGTTGTCTTCTACTGCGTAACCGCTACCGCCCGTGACCGGACTCGCAGCCGTAACCCCATAGAACTGATCAATCGCGACATTGAACCGGATCGGCGGACCTTGTTGAGTCGTAGAATATCCGGTCGAGGTAGGGTAGATCGGCGGGCTTTGGATACCGGTAGAGAATTGCGGTACGATCCACAAAGCTCGAAGGCAATCGACGGGGTAGGCGTATTCATAGGTCCAAGGCGGTAACGGCAACCCCGAAGTCCATTGTAGTTGGTTCGCCGGGGTTGATTGGTTCTCCGGTGTCCCGGGCAGGGAGGTGATGTAGGTTAGGTTCACCATCCCTGTGGTGCAATCCCACTGTGCCATCCTCGCAAGTTCATCACGCACTTGAGCATAAGCAAGGTTGAACTGAATCGCCTCGTTAGTGGAACTGTTATTCAGTTCCGTTTGCGTGACGTTAGTTCGGGTACCGATGCCTTGTAGGGCGAGGTTACAGAGGGTAGGAAGGTCCATCAGTGCTTCCCTTGGGTCCCGCAGCATCCATGGTTGGTATACTTCGGATCGGTATTAACCCGCCGTCCCTCAGTGGTCTTCGGGGGAGAATACGGCATTGGCTTCGGCTGAACTACACCGCCGCCACCGTTAACGTTGAGATCGCCGCCGCCGCGAGTTGCGTTAGGCATCGGGATAGATTTGTTAAAGGGCCAGGGCATCAAATTCTCCTGTATCCGTCCTCGAAGGCTTTCTTCGGGCACCACGAAAGATAACCATCTTCATATCGGACAATATATCCGCCACTTGATTTAAGGTCTGAGGAACGAGCTATTGGCGTCACCCATACCCCTCGCGCCATCTTTTCGATACGTTCGTAATCAGCTTCGGAAAGATCGATTCTCTCACCCCCTTCAAGTACGGCACAAGCGCCATCAAAATAGTTAAGAATTGCCGCCTCAACAATGCCGCGCTGTTGGTAACGATCCATTGGTTATCTCCTATACGTTGGCAAATCCGTCTCTTGCACCCCTGAGTCGGCGGGGAAGATCGGCGTCTTGGGCGCCGGAATCGCTTGGGGGCCGGTGTCTTTTCGTCGGTTCTGGGCTATTTCCTCATTGAGTTCCGAGAGTTCAGCGAGGGCCTGGGCACGGATCGCTAGGAGTTTCGGCTGTTCCCGAGTCCACTCCTCGATCTCGAGCAAGACGCGTATTTGTTCGACCTTTTCCATTTATCGACTCCTTTGACTGCCCTTCGGGTGACTCGTGACTGAAGCCTTAGGCGCCTCAACTTTCCCCTTCCGCATCAACGGCGGTGGGGCCTGAGCGGTTCCCATTTGTGCCACCGCTTTCGGATTTGCCTGTTTCGTCACGAACCGATCCTTTCCGTGACTCGTTGTTTTCCCGCTTCCTTGTTTCATCCTCTTCACTCCTGATGATTTGTATGAGGCGGACATATCCCCGCTCGTATTCCCGGCCGAGAGTACGTCCACGGGTTAATGCGGCATCCTCACGTGACTCCATAAGCGCAAGGAGCCCGGTCAGGTAACTAACGAGTTCAGCCTTTTCGGACATTAAGCGACCCTTCTGTTATCGGGTTTTCCAGTTTGTTCCATCGCAAATAACAGTGGTGGGTACAGTCGCGCCAGGGACGTAGTTACCGCCATAAGTCGGAGTAGTCGCGTCAAAAACAAACATCTGTGAGTTAGCAACCGATGTGCTGCATGACGGCAATAATCCGATATTTTGCCCCTCATACTGCACCGCACTTATTGAGCTACTTCGCGGCTTCGAATCGACTATTCTAATATTAGTCGCGTTGGCGCCGATATTATAGTCAGTTACTGCGGCTGTTATAGACGTGCCACCAGAAACTGTTTGGGAGTTCGATACAAGATAGGTACCTGTCCCACCTGTACCACAACCCCCTCCGCTGCAATACGATATGATCGTTCCGGCACTGGCGCCTGTGGCGATTGTTTGACCGTTTGTGATGATGCCGGCCGATACAGCAGATACTGTCATAGTTGTTGAGGCTATACCGGCTGTAAATACCGCCTCTATATTATCGAAGACGTTATCCGACAACGTAGCAGCCGCGTTAATATTTGGTAATACACTAATAGGCGACGACGAACCTTGGAAGGTATTATTGGCAAAAAGGCCGCCGCCCCCAAATGATGCGCCGATTAAGACACCTGTTCCGTTGGCATTACCATAGAATTGGTTTCCGATTACTTGCGAATTATTACCTGCAGCTAATACACCAATACCATTTTGGTGCAGGAATAGGCTTCCAGTAACCAGCAGAGAAGAGAACTGCGGATCATTGATGCAAACGCCGCAGACATCCGTCGCCATTCCGACGCCGTTGATGATCAGCTCTGACTGTATGCCGGTACTAAGAGAGGTAGTGGCGACTCCGTTGTGACAAGCAACGATGTTGGTACCGGAACCGAGGACGACGCCTTGAGTAAAGTTACCATAAGAAACTGCGGTGGTACAGCCGTTAATATTGGTCCCGATAATGTTGAAAATAACACCGTACTGTCCCGGCCCGGTTCCGGTACCTGTACCGGCAAAACTATAACAAGTACCTCGTTCAGCCCCATTAGCTTCGGTCGCACCGTTACAATCACCAAATAAAACATTGATGTTATTCAGTCCTAAAGTGGAAAGCCCAGTTCCCCAATAATCCGCGTCCGCTCCGTTGAAGTCATACCCCCGAAAGTCAACATTGATTAGGTTATTCGGTATCGCAACTTGGTCGCCATTGCCACCGTTGTAAGTTGCGGAGATAGCGGTTTGCGATCCGGTGGTGCTATCGGTTGTGATTGAGAGGTCATCAAACTCAAAACTGGAATACTGATCTCCCATGGTATAGTTAAAGCCGTTAATCGATCCCGAGAACCATACAATAGAGCAACCAATCCCATCGCCTTTGACAGCGATATGTTTCCCTGCCGCGACTGTACCCGTCTGCGCCGCGGTTAGTTTGAACAATCCGCAAGGCAAATGAATCATACCGCCTGCGAGCCCGCCAGTTAGGGCCGTGGCAAAGGCGGTATTAGATGTATTGGTTCCGGTTGGGTCCGCCCCTAGACCAACCACATCGTAAACCGGTGACGCGGTCACTGTAGAACCGTTATTACCAAAGATATATCCAGATAGGCCAGGAAATGTTGGAACTCCAACCGCACCTTGCACAAACTTAGTGCTCGCACAGGCGTTTGAGGAATCGCCTACTGGTCGCGTTGGGCATGTGTGATTCTGCGCATGTGCTGGGACAGACCATAGCGCGGCGGCCCCACTTAAGAGGAAAGCTTTAAACATTAGAGTCCGTCACTGTTAAGGGATTTCCAGTTCCAGATAAGGCAAAGGCTTGCCATTGTCCCTGACATTCGCCAACGATAGTTCTGTCACCACCATTAGCGAAGACACGGTAACAACCCCCGAGAGCGGAAGTAGTTGGGGATAGGGCCACGTTCGAACCTGAATTTACGACATTTTGCGGCGCGACGAAGACATCAACCGATCCAGGATTATGGAAGTTAATCTGAAGCCGTGCCGGATTAGATGGAGCAACAATCGCCGGTGTGGTCGTTAGGTTATTATACGCATAGACCTTCCCTCCTGAGGTAGGGCCAACGGAACCAGGTGAACCAACACCGGAGAAAGTTGACATCGGTTATCTCCGATACGCCTGAGTGGGCTCTAACTTAGCCATCAGGAGTTTGTTCATCTCCATGATTGCCGCAGTCTGCGCTGTGAGAATCCCGACCTGATCTCTCAGGGAATCAACCTCAGAGGAACTCGGCTGCACGGTCGACTTGATCGCCCGAATGTCCTGCATGAGACTGCTAAGGTTTCCTTCGGCCGCGTGGTCAATTGGATTGGTCCATAGGTGGCTGACCTTACGGCTGATTTCTCCCGCTTCCTCATCAAGCGGAAACATATTCGGGCCAGGAACACCGGGACCACCATCCGGTGATAGGAAGATGATATCCTTCGAAAGGCCCTTTCCTTCGTGACAAATCGCGATCATCACCTCGGGATCACCCTTGTAGTTACAATCATCCAGGAACTCCGGATTGAGGTAGATCGGGACCTTATGGACCACCTTCTTCGTCCGCCCTGAGGCGCCGGTCTCTTTGTACTCCCACTCGATATCAGGGGAGTAGATATAGTGAGCTTCCATGAGTTTCCAGCGGGCCATGGTTTAGTTCTCCTGCCATTCGAGCCAGATCGTTAGCGATCCGGTCGCGATTGTTGCACCGTTGAGGTTGATACAGAGTTGCTGTACAACCGTTCCAGCCTTAGAAATGTCCCAACCCTTGTTAAAGACGTCGATCCCAGTCGAGGAAAGGAATTGGACCGGCGTGTTGACGCCGGTGGTGGTTTGTAAACCGATCGTTACCGCTCCGAGAAGGTTCGGCGTTGAATCGTTCACTGTTGGGTTTGCTGTGTAGGAGGTGAGAGTTGCGGACGCGGCGGTATCCGCAGAGCTCCCAGGCGCAGCCACGGGTAGGGCGATACCAGTAGCTGCGGTACCGCCTGTATCGAGGCTGTGATTGAGCTTGAGAACGATCGGAACGGTTATTGCGGTGCCAGCATAGCCCGATACTACAACCAGATCGAGATGGACCGTTTTAGTTGCTGAGCCGTTGAGGCACAGGATATCCGTCGCGGCCGAAGCCGGGACTAGCCCAACTGAGATCGCGTGGTAGG